GGCCGTGCGGCAATCGCGGATCGACAATCCCGTTCAGCAGATGGACATGCACGATGAGCACGAGACGGGCGCCAGCTTATCGGAATTCGCCAACACCCTGACCACCGCCAATGGCGTGTTGGGTATTGCTTCCGGCGAAAATCAGGCCGGCGGAGATACCGGAATCCGGGTTTTCCCGCCCGGCGAATTGCAGTAACCTCCTACACCAGCCTGCGTAGGGTGAGCACAGACTCACAGCGGTATTCGCAATGCCCTCTGGTCTTATGTCAACGAAGATTCGGTCGTCACCGACCCCGTGCGTGCGTGTGCCAACGCCTTCACTTGGCACGACCTATCGGCGTTTGTATGCCGAAGGGTGGAACCCGAAATCCGCCAAGCCGTCTACGCCGTGGATTGGATCGGGTTGTTTAAAGTTTGCGAAGGGATGACGATGGACGCCCCGACCTACAGCCCGCCCGAACCCCTGCCCTCTACCCAGGAGGAGCGTGTATCCTTGGCTGGTGGCCATGTGCTCACCCTGAAGGTCGATGGCAAACCGCGTGTTGTCGCATCGGCCGGGATACGAAAGGCGGGCGAATGTTTCGAGATATACGCCCGTTCGGTGTCCGGAAAAGAAGTCGTTCTTACCCTGTCAAAAGACGCCTTGGAATGCCACGGTGATCGAGTGATCGCCGCTCTAGGGCTTTAACCCCGAGAAAGGACCAGTATCATGAGTAAACATTGGACCCCGAAACAAGTGAGGGTTCTGAAAGCAGCCCGGATCATGTACAAGTGGTTGAGTCAGCGGGAATTCGCTAAGCTGGTTGATACCGCGAAGCGTTGCGTGATGGAGGGGTTGTGCGACGCGGTGATTGGGCGTACCTTTGCGGCCATCTATGCCCAGACTCGGCGAATCGACAAAGAGATCGCCGCTGGAGTCGAAGATGACGCCGCCTTTGCGAGAAATCACTTTGCGGGAAATCACTTTGCGGGAAATCATCATGTCTAACAGCTTCCCCATCGCCAACCACGGCGGAGCGCCCGATAACTATGGGCCGGCGTACCGTGAACAAGTACGACGGCATGCCTTGGCGCTCCGCCACGCGGACGGCAACGATCAGCACGCCCAGGATCATCGCAATGCGGCCTTGGGCACGTTGCGGGCCGGCGGGCAGGCCGGGCATGCCTTGCCGAGCCCCTTTCCGGTAACGGAAGCCCAAACGTGAACCCGCCGCCCGTCCATAACCCTCGGTGTCGGCCATATGAGTTTACGGCCGACCCATTTTCTCCGGATTCCCGTCACTGGGAATCCAGAGACTGGATCGAATCGCCCCTATCCCTTTTACAAGAGGTTTTCACGTGGCTCAGACTTCACCACCCCCAAAGTCCAATGCTCCTCCCCCTACGAAAGTGCCTCCGGTCCAATCTGGCGCCGGCCCGGTTTTCGGAGCTTCTCTCCCGCACACCCGCCGATTACAAATCGCCTTGGGAAAGATCGACCAAGACCACGCCACCCCCAGCGGGGCGCGTTCCCTGATCAGCGGGTTCTTCCGGGCGATGAGCCCGAAGGCGACACCCGACACGGCCCCCCGTTCGCTCAAACGTCACCCTCTGCACCCGGAACACGCCCGTGAGCGTGGAACGAAGTGGGACTGTTTTTTCTTTCACGCCGGCGACGCCGCCAAGACGTTGTACGATGCGTATGCCTTGGATCGCACCCAGCCCCGCGATTTACGGGCCGTAGAGCGGGCCGTCAAGGTGATGGAGAATCGCACACAGATTCTAGAACGCCTGGCCGATGTTGGCTCGGATGAATGGCAGATCCGTGGTGATGACGCGATGGGCTATTGGCTCGTCACCCGCTTGGAAATGCATCAATACCAGCTTGCCCGCCAACAGGAATTGGAGGCGGCGGATCAGGCCAAGCATGAGAAGATGATTGCGGGCGCCCCCACGCCGGAACCATCTGACAACGACGTGATCGAACGTGAGGATGAGGATGCCGATGGAGATTGAAGAACTACACGGCGATGTGCAAATGCCAGACGCCGACGAGGTGGAAGCCGTAGGCCGCAGGTTGGCCTTGGCTCAACCTGATCGCTGGTTGATGTGGCGGGGAAGGTGGACCAGCGTGTCGCCGCTGGCGGAAGCGGGCATGACAGCAGAATTTGCGGCTGGGTTGGCCCAACTTGCACAAGGAAGAATCCCATGTCCATCATCAACCGTGAAGCTTGGCTTACGACGTCCGTCAACCTGATGCGTGACGGGCTATTCGCCCAGCACAATTTCAGAGTGCCGGAACAGACGCGTATCAGTGTGGGCTTCCCCCATGGCACCCGGGCGCCAAAAGGCGGTAAGGTGATCGGCCAGTGTTGGCAACCAGCCTCCTCGGCTGATGCCCACGGTGAGATTTTCATTCACCCAATGTTGGACGACGCCGTGCAAGTGCTGGGCGTGGTCGCCCATGAGTTGGTGCATAGTGTAAACCACGCCGCTGGCGAGACGGGACACGGTGCGGCGTTTAAACGCATCGCGGTGCCGATCGGTCTGGAGGGTAAGATGACCGCGACGATTGCCGGCGCGGCCCTAACCGAAGTACTGAAGCAGTACGGGCACGTATTGGGCGCATACCCGCATAAGGCCCTGAGCCCTAACGAAGCTGTAAAGAAGCAGGGCACCCATCTGATCAAATTGCTCTGTCTCGGTTGTGGATACACGGTGCGTACCACTCAGAAGTGGCTCGATTGTGGCGTACCTGTATGCTGTTGTGGCCATGGGGATCTTCAACTGGAAGGCGAGGAAGAATGATCCCACCACCCCCACCACCCCGACCGCGAGCCGTGCCGTTGGCCCCCATCAAATCATGGTGGGAGATCCTGCGGGACGTCGGCTACCCCCAAGATGTCATTGTGCTTGACTGGGAGGCTTACTTCGACGAGGAGTACGGCCTGACGAAGCAGACCGTCCCCGAATTCGTCAACGATAAGCGCTGGGAGGAGATCGCCCTGGGTCATTTCCACGCCACTGGGTACGCTCCCTACATCGACGCGGACGTCTTCACGGTGGTGGAGATTGGCCCGAATGCCATAAGCACCTATCTACGCTACATCCAAGGCCAATACGGGCCGAACTTTGAAGAAGTTACGATCGTGATTCAGAACGCGCCCTTTGACGCCTCCATTCTGGCGTGGCGGCACGGCATCTATCCCCGCTATATCATCGATACCACCTGTTTGGCGCGGGCGTATCACACTCGGTCTAAGCACGGACTGGGACCGCTCTGTGAGAAGTTTGGTTTGCCCGCGAAGGGGGAGACGACGGACTTTCTGGGCGCTACGCTTCGCCCGGGTCGGTATTTCCCCCCACGGGGCCGCAACAAATTCAAGCAGGCCCCTATCCCTCGTCCCCTGATGACCGATGACCTAATCACAAAGATGGTCGGCTACTGCTCCAACGACGTGGCCCGCGAATGGGACGTGTTCAAAATCCTGCTCCCTAAGCTGACTAATCCGAAGGTGGAGCTTGCTATTCAGGATACCACTCTGCGGTTATTCACTCAGCCCCGCCTCGTCTGTGATCTGGAATTGGGCGCTGAGCTTGTCGTAAAGATGGCGTCCCGAATGGAGGGGACGTTACCAGCCGGCGTAACTGCGGAAGAGGTGAGCGGAAATCATTCGTTTGATTCCCTGCTGACGACTGCAATTGAGGCCGCCGGCGATCGTCCCGGGCTCTATCAGAAGGCGATGAAAAAGGGTTGGGCGTATGGGCTGGCTAAGGACGACCCGGAACTAAAAGCGCTGCTGGCCCACCCCTCTGAGCGGGTGCGGGCGCTGATCAAAGCGCGCGTGGCCATTAAATCCTGGCCGCTCCATATCAGCCGAGTTCAGAGTATCATGTCCATGGCCCGGGCGTGCGGGGGATTGATGCCGGTGCCATTGAAGTATCACGGTGCTCACCCGGGCCGAGATTCCGGGGCCGAAGGGATCAACCTTCAGAATATGCCAAAGCGGGGCGAGCCGGAGATCCTGGCGATTCGTGGTCTGCTCAAAGCCCCGGATGGCGATGAGCTTGTCATCGTCGATAAGGCGACGATAGAAGCGCGAGTGCTGGCGTACCTCGCCGGCCAAACAGATCTTGTCGAAGCATTCACCAACAAGGCTGATGTCTATTGCAAATTTGCTTCAATCGTCCTAGGCTGGCCAGTGCGAAAGGCCCGTAAGGATGACCCTGCACCGATCGCGAAGAAATGCCGTGAAGGTCGGGCGCTGGGGAAAGTCGGGGTGCTCGGTTGTGGCTATGGTATGGGCTGGGAACGTCTAATCGAATACGCGTCTGGCCCGGGCTATGATCTGAAACTTGTGGAAGCCGACGCCCGAAAGATCGTGGACACCTATCGTCAATCGAATCCTATGATCACGGGGTTCTGGCGTGCGATAGAAAAGGCGTTCATCTATACTGCCCGATATCAGGCCAATTGTGAAATGCCCCGGGGCATTAGTTTTCATTCCACGAAAGATGTTGATGTGGTCATGCGGCTACCCAATGGTCGGTGCATGAACTACCATCGCGTAAAGCTGGAGGCTGGCGAGTATGGCCAAATGCGTGCCTCAGTGTGGAATGAGATAGAGCATCACCATGATCATCTGTGGGGCGGAGTCCTCACTGAAAACGTCGTTCAAGCAGTCAGCCGGGATCTACTGATGGAGGCGATGCTACGGCTAGAGGCTAAGGGACATCACATTGTCCATCGTATCCATGACGAACTTGTGATCCTAGCCAAGAAAGGCGAAGGCCATGTCGTGCTAAAAGAAGCGGAGAGGGAGTTCAGAACGGCCCCCGTATGGGCGCCGGGTCTGCCCTTAGATGCCGAAGGTTGCGTTAGCGACCGATATGGTTTGCATTAACCCTCTACCCCATACGGAGACCCACCGTGTTCTATCAAGTTCGTTGGACTCAAAAGCCGGAGAATTTCCTTCACACTCGCAACCATCCCACCCTGAAGGGGGCGAGGAAATTGGTCCGAAACATCAAACGGGAGTCGGCAACCCTGCCGAAGGGGGAGCGATTTACAAAAGTCGGCATCTGGAAGCCGACGATGGTGAGGGTCAAGTGATTAGTCACTGCATTGGAATCGACCCTGGTCGCACGGGGGCCTTCGCGTGGATCAATTTGTGTCGATCCTTGACGGATGTGCGTATCTGGGACATGCCCCCGCACGGTGATGAGCGGGGAATTGATCTGGGCGCCGTAAACCTGATGATGGCGGAATGGCCGACCGGTGCCTCCGTCATTGGCCTTGAATGGAACACTGGCCGGCCGGGCGAAGTACCGGACTTCGCCTATCGATTTGGGCTTCAGACCGGTCAGCTTGATGGCCTGCTATTCGCCCGGGGGTTTCGAGTAGAGCACCTGAGCAGCCAGAAATGGACCCGCCGGCTGGGGCTCCCAGGGAAGACCCACGCGGGCGCTGTGCAGCAGCGTGCCGATATGATCGATCGTCTCTACCCGCAAGCCTCCACCCTGATCCGCGGCCCGCGCGGCGGCCTGCTGGATGGGCGCATTGACGCCCTGCTGATCGCTCATTACCTTCGGCAAGAGCACTGTACCCTGACTGGGTTCAAGGGCGGTCGTCGTCCCCCGATTTGGCGCGGGCCGGCTGAACGACCGGAAGACAAGAATAAAATTTGACTCCGAGCCAAACGTGTGGTATTGTATCCTTGTACGCTCGGCAGATCGCTTCCTCTTACCCCGGCTGACAGGCCGGCAACAGGGCACATGCGAACAACTCATCTTAGTGCTTCCTCTATCGCTGCTCTCAAAGCGACCGCGTGGCACGGAGAAATCGCACCCGCTCCAACGCTCTTCGACTTCTCGCCAGCACTTGATCGCCCAGCAAACTCGCTGTTGCCCTTTCGATTCATTGACCTTTTTGCGGGAATTGGTGGATTCCGCATAGGCCTGACCAAACTTGGGGGGCGATGCGTGTTCACGTCAGAGTGGGACAAGAACAGCCAAAAAACGTATCAAGCGTGGTACGGTGAGTCCGAAATCCACGGGGACATCAACAAGATCAGCCCAGAGACCATTCCCAGCCACGACATTCTGGCGGCTGGTTTTCCATGCCAGCCGTTTTCAATTGCTGGCGTTTCCAAGAAGAACTCTCTTGGACACTTGCACGGATTCAAATGCGAAAGGCAGGGAAACTTGTTCTTCCGGATTTGCGATATAGCGAGAGCAAAGCGCCCACCCGTCCTCTTTCTGGAGAATGCCAAGAATCTGAAGTCCCACGACAAAGGTACGACGTGGACAGTGATTCGCTCTGAACTTGAAGCCTTGAACTACACGGTCTTTTTTCAGATCGTGGATGCAGCGCACTGGGTTCCGCAGCATCGTGAACGAATGCTCATTGTTTGCTTTGACAAGGACGTATTTGGCAACACCCCGCCATTCAGTTTCCCTGAGTTGTCGGGCACTGCTCGCCCACGCTTGCGGTCAATCTTGGAGACGAAGCCACCGACCAAGTACACCCTTACTGACCACCTTTGGGATTACCTTCAGAAATATGCGCAGAAACATCGAGAGGCGGGTAATGGGTTCGGCTTTGGCTTAGTCGGCCCCGATGACATCGCCCGAACGCTGAGCGCACGTTACTACAAGGATGGCTCGGAGATTTTAATTCGACAAGAGGGCAAGGGCCCTCGCAGGCTGACACCGAGAGAATGTGCCCTCCTGATGGGCTATACCGACGAAAACGCCAAATTATTCGGCCATAAATCGGGATTTCCCATCGTCGTGTCCGATACGCAGGCGTACACGCAGTTTGGCAATTCAGTTGTTCCGGCCGTTGTTGAAGCAGTTGGCAGGCAAATCGTTTCGGTGTTTGATTGGCGTGGTATTGTATCCTTGTACGCTCGGCAGATCGCTTCCTCTTACCCCGGCTGACAGGCCGGCAACAGGGCACATGCGAACAACTCATCTTAGTGCTTCCTCTATCGCTGCTCTCAAAGCTTGTCCCCAGCGTTATCGTATGGCGTATGTGGAGGGGCTACGTCAAGACACCGATACCGACAGCCAACGACAGGGGACCGCGTGGCACGGCGCCCATGAGGCGTGCGCCAACGCCCTTAAAGACTGGCTCCCAGCCGACCAAGAGACGATACGAGACGTCGGGGTGCCGGCTGCCCTCGCCTATCTCGAAAACCGCTATCGGGACATCCCCGCGTACAAGACCGCAGCAGACTGGGCTCTGGAACGGCAAATCCTCACTGTATCGATTGTCGGCTATTACTGGTACTGGCAGAATGATCCCATCGAATTCCTGGCCAGTGAGGTTCCGTTCGATCTGCCCGTGCACGAGCCCCGAACGGGTATGCCGTTGCCCCTGGCTGATGTCAAGCGGGTCGGAAAGATTGACCACGTCATCAAATGGCAGGGTTCTGTCGGCGCACTCGAACGAAAGAGCACCAGTCGTTCCATTACGCCCGACTCCGACTACTGGGATAAAGGCAAGAAGGATACCCAGGTGAGCATGTACGCGTTGGCGATGAAGGATATGGCCGAGAGGGCGGAGAATCACGATCCCTTCGGGGCCGACTGCGATCGCTTTGGCAACACCCTTTACGACGTTTGGCACAAGCCGACGATCAAGCCGTGCATGCTGACCCAAGCGGAGACGAAATCCTTCTTGGCATCAGGGGAGTACTACGGACGGCCATTCGACGTCGAAGCCCCTACCCATACAGGGCATCCCGATGGAGATGTAACGGCGGTCGACGTGAGCGGGGAGAGATGCGAGATCGAGTGGGGCAAGAAGGGTTTTGCAATCAAAGAGACGATCGAGATGTTCGGCGCCCGTCTGCTCGCCGACATTTACGAACGACCTGATCACTACTTCGCCCGGCGGGAGATCGCCCGCACTGATGAGGAGCTTCGGGCATTCCGCAAAGAGTTGTTCGCCATCTACCGCAGTCAGCGTATGATGACGGAAGTCGGTACGTGGTTTTCTAATGAAGCTCAATGCAAAGCCACGTTCACCTGCCCGTTCTACGCGGTCTGTTACGGCCCCGGCGCTGACTCAGTCTGCGATGGCAAGACGACTCCGCCTGGGTTCAAACGGATATTTGTGGACTTGACAATTAACGGGCAAGAGGTAGAGTAAACGCCTTGCACCTTCTCTAAGGAAACGACCCATGCCGATTTTACCGCCTTCCACCAGGACCGCACCCCCGCTCCCCGTCACTCGGCCGGCTATGCCGCCACCGACGTCTGCAAAGCCGGCAACAGCCCGGACCCCGGCCAAGACCTTCTCGATCGCGACGTACGCCGAAGCGAATGAAGGTCAGAAGATCGTGCTCTACGCGCCCACTGGCTTAGGCAAGAGCACGCTGGCCAGTACGGCGCCGAGCCCGGTATTCCTGGCGTTCGATAAAAACGCCCGGATCGTCAATCCGATCACCGGTGTTGCTGTCAATATGATCCCAGGTCTGGAGTCTTTTCAGGACTTGCGGGATGCTCTACATCAGAAGGGCTTGTTCCCGGAGGGTTCGACGATCGTACTCGATACGATCACGAAGGCGGAAGCCGCCGCGGAGCAATACATCTTCGCCAACTACAAGCTCAAGCAGGGACAGGCGACCCACATGCGGGCCTATGGCTGGGATGGCCCCGGGCATCAGCTTGACGTGATGCGTCTGCTACTCTCTGACCTGGACCCGCATGTTGCCACCGGCCTCAACGTGATCCTCCTGGCCCAGCAGGGACAAGCCACATTGTCGAACGCCGAAGGCGTCGACTATCTTCAGGACGGTCCCCGACTGGCCCACACGAAGCAGTACAGCAGTCGACTGGAAGTATCAGAGTGGGCCGACCACGTGCTCCGCATCGGCTATCTTGATTTCGAAGTGCGTCTCGATAACGACAAAGCACGAGTCGGAAAGGCAAGCGGCTCACAGACCCGCGCCATTTACTCGGGGGGCGCCGCTCACTATCTCGCGAAGACTCGGCTGATCAAGGGCAAACGGCTCCCGCCTACGATTAGTTTCTCTGAACCCGGCGACGATTCGCTGTGGTCCATGATCTTTCGCGGGGCCATTCCCGAACAGGAGAAATAACTGTGTTCCCAATGCACATCATTGTCGATCAGACTCGCCGCGTAATAAGCGATGAGGATGATGGGTCGTACGGTTTTGCTAA